CGGGCCGATCCGCGCGCTCGATCCCGGCTCGGCCGGCAATCAAGTGGACGGCGCCGTGCTGACGATCGCGCCGGCGGTCGCCAACATCGATACGTCGGCGACGGTCGTTCATCTCACCGGCGGCGTCGATACCGAGACCGACGACCAGCTTCGCGCCCGGATATTGCTGCGCATTCGTCAGCCGCCGATGGGCGGCGCGCAGGCCGACTACGTCAATTGGGCGCTCGCGGTGCCTGGCGTGACGCGCGCCTGGGCCGCGCCCGAGCAGGGCATCGGGACCATGACCACCCGATTTCTCATGGACGATTTGCGCGCCGATGATGACGGCTGGCCGACGCCGGATGACGTGCAAGCGGTCGCGGATTACATCGACTTGATGCGGCCGGTCACGGTCAAGGACTGTTACGTGGTCGCGCCGATCAAAGAATATATCGACATCACGATCGCGCATCTCGAGCCGGATACGTCCGAGGCGCAGGCCGCGGTCGAGCAGAGCGTCCGCGATATGTTGTTCGCCAAGGCGGCGCCAGGACAGACGATTTATGCGGCGTGGGTTTCCTACGCGATTATGAGCGCGCCGAGCGTGCAATCGTTCCAGCTCGTAACGACCGCCGATTACGTCATGCCGTCGCTCGGCCACATGGCGGTCCTTGAGACCATTCTTTACCAATGACGGCGCTCGGCTTCTGGCAAGAACCGATCCCGACCGACCGGCATATCCGCCGCAGCGGCGACGACTACACGCAGGCATTCTTGCGGTTGCTCCCGCAAGGCCAGGCTTGGCCCAAGCATGATCTCGGCGGCGTGCTGTTTGGCGCCTGCGACGGGCTCTCGCAATATTGGGGCTTCGTCGATGGCCGCGCCGGCGACCTCCTCGAGCGCGAGAGCGATCCGCGGCAAACCATAGAGTTGCTGCCGGATTGGGAACGCAATTTCGGGCTTCCCGATCCTTGTTACGCCGAGCCGCAGACCATCGGCCAGCGGCAGCTCGCGCTCGTCATGCGGATGACGATGCTGGGATCGCAATCGCGCGCCTTCTTTATCGGGGTCGCCGCGATGCTCGGCTACGAGATCACGATCACGGAGTATCGCACATTTGTTGTTGGGATGGATCGGTGCGGCGATAACCGCGTTCACGGTAACGGCTCCGATCCGATGTACAACGAATGGGGCATCCCGATCAAAAATCCGAATGGGCAGAACGTCGCCGGCGGCGAGCTGTCGGAATATCCGTATTACGGGCTCGGGCCAGAGACGAACCGCTTTTACTGGACCGTTCACGTCCATCAGGCGGCGTTGACCTGGTTTCGCGCAAGCAAAGGACAGACTGGCGTCGATCCACATCTGCGTATCGGGCTCGCGACTGATCTCGAATGTTTGTTGAACCGATGGAAGCCGGCGCACACCGAAATCATCTTCGACTATTCCGGCATCGGCAAACCGGGCGATCCAATGGCAGGGACACCATGAGGCAACGGCAATGAAATACGAACAACCTTTTGGCATCAGCGATCCCAACGCCTCTTACATCAACGGCAATCCTTCGACCGGCACGATGGGCTCGATCCCGCCAGCGGCCTCGATCGAGAACCCGCAGCGCGAGATAGTCGCGGTCATTTCGAACAGCGGTCTAGTTCCGAGTGACGCCGACCTGAGCCAACTGGCGCGCGGCATCCAGAACGGCGCCATGAATTACTCTACGGCAGGAGGTACGGCGAATAGCATCTCTATCAACCTAACGCCTGCGCCTTTGTCTTACACCGCTGGCCTGACGATCGTCGTCAAGACGACCTCTACGCCGACCGATCAGGTCCAGATCAACGTCAATTCGCTTGGCGGTGTTCCCATCGTGGCGCAGGACGGCACGCCGATTAAGGCCGGCGCATGGGCGACAAATTACATTCTGCTGCTGGTCTACGATGGCGCGCGGTTCATCCTCGTGAGCGCATCTGCGATGGTGCTCGGCGGCGCCACCGTGCTGACCGCTCCACGGGATTATTACGTCAACGTCAATACCGGCAGCGATACCAACTCTGGTCTCGACTCAACGCATGCGTTCAAGACCATCCAGAAAGGCGTCTCGACGGTCGGCTTGCTCAATCTCAACGGTTATGCTGCGACGGTTCACGTTGCCGATGGCACCTACCCGGAGAGCGTGACGCTGCCGGCGGTTTCGATCAACGGAAGCGCGGTGCTCGTCGGCAACGACGTGACGCCGGCAAACTGCTTCATCAACCCTACGGCCGGAACGGCGCTGAAAACCGGGACCGGCAATACAACGTGGTTGATACACGGCTTCAAGATCGGAAGCCAAGCAGCCAGCGCGACCGATTATGGACACGGAATTTGGGCACAAGGCGGCGGCCAGAACCTCGCCTACTACAATATCGAGTTCGGCCCGATCAACGGGCCGAATGGGGCGCATGTAGCCTCTACCAATGGCGGCTATGTCGCCGCGATCGGCACCGACCAGGGCGGCGGCTCGCTCAAAATCACCGGCAAGGCTGCCTCTCATCTCTTGGCTTCCGGCGGTTTGATCGTGTCGATTGGACACATCGATCTGACGATCGTCGGCTCGCCCGCCATCGTCATTTTTGCCAACGCCGGCTCGCTCGGCACAATCCAGCAAACCTACAACACGATCACCGGCAGCTCGACCGGATCGAAGTACAGCGCCTCGCTCAACGGCATCGTGAACAGCAACGGTGCCGGCGTGAACTATTTTCCAGGGACTACCGCGGGGTCGGTCAATACCGGCGGTCAATACGGCTAAAGGAGGCAACTCATGTACGATCCCTCGTATTGGTTCTGGCTTGCCGACGACGAGCGCGTCTATGCGAGCGCGTGGCAAGTCCTCACCACGAGTGCCGATCCCGATTACGTCGCATGGGTCAGCGCCGGCAACGTGCCGACGCCCTGGCCGCGCGACGACGCCGGCAATCAAACCGATGCGGCGTTGCAAGAAGTGCTGACGCCTTACAATTTGTGGATCGATCTCTATGCCTATGCCGCTCACGTGCGCTACAACCATGCGAGTGGCGGTTTGACCATCAACAGCATCAGTGCTGTGCCTTTCATGACCGATCCAGTTTCCCGGAACACGGTTGACAGTGCTCACAATTATGCGGTGAACAATCCCGGTCATATCACCGATTGGAAATTGTCCAACGGCAGTTTCATCCAACTGACCGAGGCGCAACTTGCAACCGCCTTGCAGGATATAGCGACCTTCGTGCAATCGTGTTTCACGACCGAGAGCACCACCGTGGCAAGCATCACCGGCGGCACCATTACAACGCAAGCGGAGATCGATGCGGCCTTTGCTGCGATCTCGAACGTAATTCCATAAGAAGGGGCTGGCCGCATGGCCATCGTCAACATCACAGTCGAGAACGACGCTGATTTCTATCGGCTGTTTCAATATGTCACGGTCGACTCGTCTACGCCGATCGACATCACCGGCGCTTCGCTGGAAATGATGTTGCGACGGCATGCCGCCGACGATACGGCATTGCTGCGGTTGGCGACGGATACCGGCGACTTTGTGCTGACTGATCCGGTTCATGGCTTTTTTACGCTGCGGATCAATCAGCCGGTTCTGGAAAAGCTCGGGCTCGGCAGCTTCGATCAATCAAACATCATGACGCGCCAGGGTCTTAAAACGAGAATTTGGGCCGGCGTGTTTGTCGTAAATCCGGGACCGACGCGATGAGCTTCGTCGAAATTGCCAACGACGCGAATGTTGTTGTTTCGGCTGATGCTGCCGACGCTATCGTTATGATCCCGGTTGATGAGATCGAGACAATCGCGACCGGCGGTGGCCAAGGACCGCCGGGGCCGCAAGGACCAGCGGGAGGACCGCCGGGGCCGCCAGGACCGCCGGGGCCGCAAGGCCCGGCGGGAGGTCCGCCAGGACCGCCGGGGCCGCAAGGCGTTGCAGGGCCGCAGGGGCCGGCGGGGCCGCAAGGCGTGGCCGGAACCATACCGGGGCCGCAGGGTCCGGCAGGGCCGCAGGGGCCGCAGGGCGCGCCCTCGACGGTGCCGGGGCCGCAAGGACCGCAGGGAGCGCAAGGAGCACAAGGATCGCCCGGCGCTCAGGGACCGACCGGCGCGCCCGGTGGAACCGGCGCGGATGGACCGCCAGGACCGCCGGGGCCGCAAGGCCCGACCGGCGCCGCATCCACTGTGCCGGGACCAGCCGGCACGCCCGGTAATACCGTGCTCTATGGCGCGACCAATCCGGTCGCAGCGACCGGCATTGACGGCAATTTCTACATCAACACGTCAACCAATTTTATGTTTGGTCCGAAGGCTGCGGGAGCGTGGCCGGCCGGGACTTCGTTGATTGGACCGCAGGGTCCGGTAGGCCCGCAGGGCGTTGCCGGCAATACGATCCTTTATGGCAACGCTGATCCGACCGCCGGTCAAGGCATCAACGGCAACTTCTACATCAACACGACGACCAACTTTTTGTTTGGTCCGAAAGCATCGGGAGCATGGCCTGCCGGAACTTCGCTGATCGGGCCACAGGGACTGCAAGGGCCGCAAGGGCCGCAAGGCGTCGCGGGCGCCGGCTCTCCCTCAACTATCCCGCCGCTTATGGACGGTGTCGCGGGGGTCGGCACATCGACTAATTTCTCGCGCGAAGATCACATCCATCCGAGCGATACGTCGCGGGCGCCATTAGCTTCGCCTGCTTTCACCGGAACGCCGACCGCGCCGACGCCTGCCGCTGCTGACAACTCGACCAGGGTGGCGACCACGGCCTTCACCGCCGTGAGTTCGGTACGCGCCGACATCGCGCAATCGCTGACATTGCCGCAGCAAGTGCAGGCGCGACAGAATATCTTCGCCGCACCGTTTGACGCGCTTGCCTATAACGGCATGCAAATAAACGGCTCGATGGAGGCGAGCCAGGAACGCGGCACGACTGTTAGAACGACGCCCGGATACGTTTGCGATGGTTGGAACATCAACTGGTCGGGGTCAATGGTCTTGAATGGACAACAGGTCGTTGATGCTCCAGGCGGTTACAACAACTCAATCAAGGTAACGGTCACGACCGCGCAGCCATCTCTTGCAGCCAGCGACCAAGCGATCTTCTATACCCTCATCGAAGGCTACAGAGTATCGAGGTTGGCGTTCGGTACGCCGGGAGCACAGCCACTTTCGTTTGCTTTCTGGGTCAAGGCGAACCGACCGGGGACGTATTCTGGCGTGGTCATAAATGGCGGGCAGACGCGGGCTCAGTCGTTCACGTTCACTATCAACAGCGCCAACACTTGGGAATATAAGACCGTCACCATCGCGGTCGGGGACGCGACAGGGACTTGGGCAAAGGACAACACGGTAGGGCTATTCGTGCTGATCTCGCTGGCGGTCGGCAGCGGTGGAATGATCACGCCCGGTTCGTGGGTCGCCACTGCGGTGGGTGCCGCTCGTGGCGCGCCCGGTAGCACCAACGGCGTCGCTGCTACAACCGACACGTTCCAATTCACCGGCTTTGTTGTTCTTCCCGGCATCGAACTGCCGTCATCTGATCGCTCGCCATTAATCATGCGGCCCTATGACCAGGAGTTGCCGACGTGCAAGCGATATTATCAGGCGATGTTGTACCCGGATGCTTTCATATCGTTCGGCATGTACGCGCTCGCTGGGGCGCAACCGCAACAGTCATTTACGCTCCTTGCTGAAATGCGATCGCTGCCGACAGCACTTATTGCAGGCACTTGGAGTGTCACAAATTGCGGTCAGCCGATTGCTTTGCTGCCAGCCAAACGTACCTTCGCGGTTTACACAACGATTACAGCAACCGGGACTTTTGGTTGCAACAACAATTCTGCTGGCGCTGGCATAACTATCGATGCGAGGCTGTGATGGCGGACTATCAGCTCACCGCGACCGACGCTGCCGTCATCCGCACTTCCGATAGCGCCTGCATCCCCAACGACCCGGCCAACCGCGATTGGGTCGAGTATCAGGAGTGGCTCGCCGATGGCGGCGTGCCCGATCCGTACGTGCCGCCCGAGCCGGTGTCGCCCGAGCCGCAGCCGGAAACGACCGTGCTCTACGACCACGAGAACCGGCTGCGCGCGATCGAGGGCGAGCCGCCATTGTCGCTGGCGGACTTCCTGAAAAGGCTGACGTGAGGCCCGTCATGATGCAGCAGCATAAAAGAACGCTGCTGCTCGTTGGCTTCGTGCTGATCCTCGCGGCCGGGATCTGGGCGGTCCGTACGCTCGAGGCCATGTATCCGTAAGGGGGCGCGCTCTATGCCGATCGAGGAGGCGGGCAAGGCGGTGACGGCGACGCTCGACGCAATGAAATCGACGCCGCTCGCGATCGCGCTGCTCGTCGTCAACGTCGGCTTTCTGGGCTTTGCCGCCTATGTGCTCGGCGAGGTCGC